TATAACGATTAAACTATTATGGAACTCTTACCTTTACTTATTGTGTTCGTTTGTCTGTCTACCATCTGCATGATCACGGGAGAGTAACCCCCCCTATGGTGGGGGTAGTATCCCCCGCCATAGCATGGGGGTCGAGTAGTTTCCTAGGCCTTTTGGTAGAGCTGTAGCCACTCGACCGGGCAGCCCGGTCACAAAGCATTTCACCCAGCATTCAAAAACACATAAAAAACACCCTCATAGCATACCCGAAGCGCGAGAACTTGGAAAATTGACCTAGAAGTGACAGAAAAAACTATACCACAGCATTAGCTATTTTACAACCATTTTAAAAACGAGAAAAGATCAACACCAAACTATGCACAAAAGGCATAAAGGGTTTAGATTAGACTTGACTTGCGCATAAAATTGCACTATACTTATTACGCATTTCACAACGAGGTGCCCCCCCATAGGTGGCCCTATTGCAAAATCGCATTATAGGGGGTACTCTTGTGCTGTGGGGGGGGTGTTGCATATCAATCTCCCCGAGAAAAAGTGAATCATAATTATAGATAATTATAAAATGATATACCAATATAAAATACAAACTCTAACTGGCGCAGAATTGGGGCTCTTACTGTACATATGCAATGAAGTCTTTACGACAAACGTAAGGGTTGACGAGCAAACCATAACAGCATATAAGCATGAAGCTCTTGCAGCGAAGCTTCGCGCAGCGAAAAAAGAAATTAAACCGGAGTATTTTGAATTTTATGAGATCATGTGCGCTAAATTAGATATTGACGTATAAGCAAGTATCTGATAAACTTACAACATGAGAAAAATCATTGCTTGTTTATTGCTGTGTTCGATCCAATTACCCGCCGACGAGGCGTTGACGCAGGAAGAAAGAATCGTGGCTCTAACTTTACTGGGAGAGGCTCGTGGTGAAAAAGAAATCGGCATGTTTGCCGTGGGGTGTGTTATCCAGAAAAGAGCCTTAGAACGTAACCTGACGCCAAAGCAGGTATGTCTAGAACACAGGCAGTTCAAAGTTTGGACAGGTAAAAAAGAAAGAGACTTAATGCATCTATGGAAGGCTGATCCTAAAATGGTTGCATACGCAAGAAAGTTAGCTAGGTACATCTGTAGCAAAACGCATAGATTAGCTGATGCTACAAACGGGGCTAACCATTTCTGTCATATCAATTCTTATCCTTATTGGATAAAAGGAAAAAAACCAACTAAAATAATTGGAAAACATAAATTCTTTAATCTTTAATCATGAGTGCAAGAAATAAATTTTACGAGGTGCAGGAACAGTGGAATAATTTGCACTGGAATTCATTAAGATACTTCAGAAAGGAAGATGACGCTAAAGAATACGTGTCTGTATATGAGTCTAGAGATCATAAATACCCCACTAGAGTAGTAGAACATGAATTTAGTAACATAAAAGACTTTCAATGACGGCGGAAGAGAAAAAACAGCTTGTAGAAAGCAATCCACACTGGTGGCACAACATGGATTTTGGTGATGGTGTTAATTCAGGTGGACCAGACCCAGCAGAACATAAAGCTAAGCTGTGGAGACTCGACCTTATACCCTTTAAAGATAAAACGGTGCTAGATATTGGAGCTTGGGATGGATATTTTTCTTTTTACGCAGAGAGAAAGGGCGCTAAAGAAGTAACAGCGTTAGACATAAGCGCTAAAAAAGGTTTTAATATAGCCAAACAGATTTTTGATTCAAAAGTAAATTACGTTATCAGAGACGTAATGGAAACAACTCCAGAAAACACAGGAATATTTGACATTGTATTATATCCAGGTGTTTTGTATCATATGAAATTTCCTTACCTGTCTTTGCATTTGGTTGCAGACCTAGTTAAAGAAGGGGGCACACTGTTCGTAGAAACGCACGTAAGCTATTTTCCTGATCAAGACCAACTAGGTAGACCTATGCCACTAATGGCCTTCTATCCAAACAAAGAGCTGAATAACGATCCCACTAATTGGTGGGGACCAAATAACACTTGTGTTATTCAAATGTTACAGTCTTTAGGATTCCGCGTAGAGAAAGTGGTTCCATCCAACGGCGACAGAATGGCGTACCATGCCGTTAAGAAGTAATCTTTAAAACGCTGATAACTTCGGTGCTGGAAAAGAAATTTTTGATATATTCTTTTGAGTGAGTTGGATACGTTATCCAATGCCACTCCTTGAGCAAGTTGGAGCCTCTTACAAGAACTATTGCAACATCCCCCTCCTTTAAAGAGTCGAAACTAACTTCTTGTATATTATATCCTCTTTTGTTTAAATATTTTTTTAACTCACAGGGAAAAGTAATCTCTAATGCTCTGTAATCAAATGACGCTAATAATAACCTACTAGTATTACCTGTTGATTGAATGTCTTTGCTGATAGATTTGCGGCTGACTAATTTTCTTTCTAATTTTAGAATTGCATCTTGAATAGAACTAGGACCACACGAATAGTAGTGGCGCATGTATAATCCATCTTCTTTTTTGAATTTTTCTTTGTGAAGTAATCCACAACTTGTATTTAAAAATATAAAACTAATAGCTAGCGCCCAAGCTAGCCATTTAGTAGGCTCCAGTTTCATCAACGTTAATTACACAAAATAATTAACTATTCCAAAAAGCGCCGTTTTTAAAATCTTCTGTTTCTTTTTTTGTTAAGTAGCTTAACCATTCTTGCCCATACTCTACATTTACATAATCTTGATGCCAAGGCCCACCATCTGTAAAGTGTAACGCTTTGGGTTCGCTTTTTTCATAGTAACCTACTAAGTAATTATATTCTATGGGTATAGAGCCTATATTTTCGTCTGAAGTCCACTCCATTCTATGGAGAAACTTTGGAGTCTCCTCGCTTACTGCTTTAGTAGTTAAGTTTTTGCAATCTTCGTGTGTAGAATTAAACAGCATAAGGCTTGACCAATTCTTCCTCGGATACCACTCTTGTTTAAGTCCATCCATTTTAGTTTTGCTTTTACATTCTGCGTATTCATGTTGGACGCATGATACTGATTGATCGTCTCTTATAAACTTTAGAGTTTCTTCTACGTCACAACGCCATAAAAAGTCAGAGTCGCAGAACAAACCTTTTTCTGCATATCTGCATAAATATGGAGTTAAAAACCTTGTATAAGTAAATTCTGTGCTTTGTTTTTGATCTACGGCCCTATTAAATATATTAGCTTCTCTTAACTCTTTTAGCTTTATAGGAAACACTTCAGCTTTACTGTTATAATTATAGATCGATCTCTTACAAACTTCATAGGCCATTTCTTGACCATAATTTGATGAGTCGTATCCTATATAAATTTTCATTCTGAGTATTTTATGTAAAACTATGTGTAATATCAAATAAGTATGCCTAAAGAAAGAGGACCCCGTAATGGGAAGTTAAAAATTCGAGGAGGCAAAGAGGTGGCTGAAGAAGTTACAGATTATTCACCACAAAGATACCTCGCACCTAACCCTATCAAAACTCAAATCAAACTAAACCAACTGCCTTGGACAGAAAAACAAAAAGAATTTTTTAGAATAGCATTACATCCCTCCACTAAAGTGATGTTTGTTAATGGTCCAGCAGGGACATCTAAAACCTTGCTGTCTGTTTATTGCGCTCTGCAAATGCTCAACATGAAAACCATTAATAATATCATGTATTTGCGTTCAGCGGTAGAAAGCAGTGCGAACTCGTTGGGGTTTTTGCCGGGTAGCGCAGAAGAAAAGCTTAAGTTTTATAATTTACCGTTTTTGGATAAATTAGATGAGTTACTGCTCACAGTGAAGCCTGAGAAGTTAGTCGAACAAGATAGGGTTTCTATGTTTCCTGTTAATTTTGCCCGTGGAATGAACTGGCAAGCAAAAGCTGTCATTCTAGACGAAGCGCAAAATAGTACGGCCAAAGAAATCATTACTGTTCTTACCCGCTTGGGTGAGGGGAGTAAGGCATTCGTTTTGTCGGACCCAATGCAAACAGACCTAAAAAATCCAAATCATATTGGTGGATGTCAGTCTTTAATTCAATCCATGTTCTCTAACGATGAATGTTTTGATCATGGTGTTTATTATTTTGAATTTGATGAAGAGGATATCATGCGATCAGAACTTGTAAAGTTCTTGGTCAAGAAGTTTCAAGATATCGAATAATTATCTTTAATTATTTATAATTACGAATTAAAAAAATACGAACAGTCAACTGTTCGTTCCTATTGATTCTATTCTTTTTTACGGGGGGTAGTTTTATCTACCTTCCTCCACCCTTCTCTATACAGGAGCCTTGCTACAGTGTCGCCAAATTTAGTTACGGTTTTTTCGGTAGCATTCCAAAAAAACGCGTGGGCCATTTCGTGGACTATAGTGTTTAAAACTTCCTTTTCTGGCTGGTCTGGGTTGATGAAAATCTTTGGTTCTTGTTCGGAGGGGTCGTAACAAATACCCTCAGCTTTGTAACATTTATGGGGTTTTTTAAGCAAAAGCTCGTATCTAATACGCCTGTCGGTTCTAAACACGAAAGAATCTTTTCTTTTCATGTGTATTTATAATTACATTTAATTTGACAACCTTTTACAAAAAAATATAATAATTATGAAGATTTATTGCCCAAACTGTGGAAGCCCTAATAACTATACTAGCAAAAAGCCTAACTTTTGCCAAAATTGCGGAAAACCCTTTGGAGAAACGAAAGCCGATACTTCTATGCCTACGCCTCAGCGGTCTCCTGGTATCGTAGCGCAAGAGGATCACGAGGCGGATGAAGATTATGGAATCGAAGAGGTTCCAGATATTAATGGATTGGATGTGGAAATAGAATCCGGTAAAATACAAGGAATCGAAATGGGGAATGTCGTAGGTACTGTGGAGCCAAGAGAGCAAAATACCCCCAAAGGCAAGAAGCCCAAGAAAGGCCGAAGACAAAGCAAAAAGAAACAGCAAGAGGACGCGGCAAAATTCTTAAAAGAATTTCAGAGAGAGGCTGGAACTAGAGGGCGTCAAAATTCCGAGTAATATATGCCCAGAAAAAAGAAGCCGACATTCGAAGAAAGCATTGATGTCATAAACACCGAGATAAGCAAGAGGAGGAATAAATGGAACCTCACCGCTTTGGCTTGGATGGATTTTGATGACGTCTCTCAAATTCTGCGCCTGCATATATACAAAAAATGGCATTTGTATGATAAAGCTAAACCCCTGGCTCCTTGGATCAATAGAATTATCACCAATCAAATTAAGAACTTGATAAGAAACAATTATGGAAATTTTACTAGACCCTGCTTGAGATGCGCCGCTGCCGAATCTACCGATCTTTGTACTATATATGAAAAACAATGCAATACTTGTCCTTTATATGCTCAATGGGAAAAAACTAAAAAACGCGCCCACGACACTAAGCTTCCCCTATCTTTAGAAAACCACACAAAAGAAATTCACTCTATACCTTCTGACGGAATTGACGTAGAGTTAGCCGCTAATAAATTGCACGAAAAAATGCAAGGCGTTCTTAAAGCTAATGAATGGCAAGTATATAGCTATCTATACATTGACCATCTAACCGAAGACCAAGTAGCTAAAAAGATGGGATATAAAACCTCAGAAAAAAATAGGTTGCCGGGCTACAAGCAGATTAAAAACATTAAAAAAAGTATACTTAAAAAAGCTAAAGAATTGATTAGTAAGGGCGATGTTGATATATTTTAATTATGGACGAGTTATCTCTAGATCAAAGGCATATGAATGCCTTACAGTTGTGGCAGGAGAGAGGGGAAGAAAACCCCCCCTCTTTATCAGAGCTTATTGCTGTAGCTTACCCAGATAGGGACGACATAGACGGTAGGACCAAAGAGGCCAGAGAGTTAAAGGCTTATCTAGCGGAGCACGGCGTATCTGCGGATGGGGCTCATGTTTACCACCCAAAAGTAATAGAGCTTACGGATGTGCAAAAAGAATTTGTAGAAAACAACGTAACCCTCATGAGTTCGGTGCATATAGGTCAAGCTTTATATGGAGACAATACATTAACCAATCTACATGCAGAAGTTAGAGCTGTCAACGAGTACATAAAGACTTTAGACCCAGCTATTACCGTAGCTCAAGATACAAACGACATTCCTGAAACAAACGAGTACCTACCGCCCAAGTCATTTGATAAAACCGTTCTCCGGGCTAACCAATATATATCCCCCAAAATTGACAAAAAGAAAATCAGCCCCAAACATCGTAGGGGTATAGAGGCGTTAATGGGATACCTTAATACTTATAGATTTGTCCACCAGATGGAGACATATACAACCACTACTGATAGAACTTTATTTGAAAGTTGTTTTATTCGTTATACATATGATAAAGCCGATTTAACCCAAGAAGAAGTTGATCAGTATATAGTATTAGCAACCGAAGTGGTTATAGGCTCAACTATTCAAGCTCGTTCCGAAAGACTACAGCAGCTATTGGATGTGTCAGCAGAAGATACCGAAGGTAGACGAGTAGCTATGGGTCTAGTAAATGCAATAAGCGCAGCGCAAACAGAGTATAACCAGTGCGTTGGCCGACAGCACAAACTACTTAGCGACCTAAAAGAAAAACGCTCAGACAAACTCAAAAATCAAATCAAAGCAAACGCTAGTATTATTAATCTAGTAGAGATGTGGAAAGAGGAAGAATCTAGGAAAAAACTAATTAAACTAGCAGAACTTAGAAAGAAGGCCGTTAAGGACGAAATACAAAAGCTTTCGTCAATGGATGAGGTAAAAGCTAGAATAATGGGTATGGGGGAGGACGAGGTATTAAATGGTTAAATGCGCTGTATGTGGAAAGGAGTTTGAGAGTGATAGACAACTTCACGCTCATTTAAAAGCTCACAAGTTAAGGGTTGCTGAATACTATCAAACCTATTATGCCCGTTATGATAAACATGATGGCTCTATAATTAAGTTTAAAAATAAAGATCAGTATTTGAGCTCAGATTTTAATTCTCGCATTACCCTCAAGAAGTGGCTCAAAGAAGCCTCCGCTGAGGACGCCAAAGCTTACTGCAAGGAGCTTCTCGTTAACCGCAAAGAAAAGAAAGGGCTGACTTATGCCCCGACTCAAGTAGAGCTTAGAACCATACTGAGTCCACCCGTCCATTATTACAATGAGCTGTTTGGCAGTTACTACGAACTATGTGAGTCTATAGGTTATAAAAACAGATTTCATAATCCTACCAAAGTTTCCTATGGTAATATAGAGGACGATCCTAATTACAAGATATACATCGACACTAGAGAAAAACTACCGCTTAAATTTAAAGGTATTGAGACTGAAGTTAAAACTCTTAAGTTTGGTGATTACGCCCTCAACAACAGAGAGGCTACTTGCAACTGCTATATAGAAAGAAAAGCAATAGGAGACTTTATCGGTACTCTTAGTGGCGGCTACGATAGATTTACGCGAGAGATAGAGAGAGCGGCGGAAGCCGAAGCGCAGTTGATTGTGTTAGTCGAGGAGAGCCTTAGTAATTGTATGGGTTTTAACTACCTTCCACACGTATACAAAAAAACTAAGGTTACTCCCGACTACATATTTCATAATGTTAGAAAGCTAATTCAGACATATCCCCATCTCCAATTTTTATTTGTTAAAGGGCGCACCGAAGCTTCCGAGACTATTAAAAAAATATTTACATGCAACTGTGTTTATAAAAATATTGACCTACAACTAGCTTACGATAAAAAGATGTTATAATGTGGTATTGTCCAGACAAATACAAGCAGCAGAAGTTTCCTAACTTAAATGATGAATTCTTATCTTTAAAAGGAGAGCTGAATGATAAAGAGACTAAAATATCTTTGGCTAGATTTTTAAGAGCTAATTTAGGTTTTACTACCGAGCTTATATCTGGCCTTAAACTAGCCCCCTTCCAAGAGATAACTTTAAAAGGCATGCTTAATAGGAATTTTTCTATGTGCGTATGGGGTCGTGGTTGTGGTAAAACTTTTATCGCTTCAGTTTTCTGCTTTCTTCAGTGTTTGTTTGAACCTGGAACTAAAATACTTATTGCTGGCCCAACCTTTCGTACCGCACGGTTTATTTTTAACCACCTAGAGAAGTTGGTAGAATCTAAGGAAGCTGAGTTGTTAGCTCAATGCTTTGGGGCTAAAGCTAAACGCAACGATCAGTTCGAATGGTTAATCAATGGAGGGTCAATCACGGCCATCCCACTTAACGGCGAAAAGATTCGTGGTTTCCGCGCCAACGTACTAGTGCTTGACGAGTACCTCCTGCTTCCGGAAGACATTATTTCTACTGTGTTGATGCCATTTTTGGTTGCACCACAGAACATGAAAGAACGTTTGCAGATAAGAGAGATGGAAGACAAGCTGATAGAAGAAGGACACATGAAAGAAGAGGATAGATTCGTTTTCGAAAATACTTCTAAAATGATCGCCCTTTCTTCGGCTAGTTATACGTTTGAAAATCTTTACCGTCAATACAAAGAGTGGATGGAGAAAATTTACAGCAAAGACGATAGTGATGCCACCTACTTTATTTCTCAAATGGGTTACGAAGCTTTACCCACGGAAATGATCGATCCAACTATCATCGAAGAAGCTCAAAGCGGTGGGCAAAGTCATTCTAGTTTTCAACGTGAGTATTGCGCTCAGTTTACTGATGGCAGCGATTCTTACTTTAGCGCGAAGAAGATGCATCAATGTACGGTTCCCGATGGAGAGTTTCCAAGTCTTAAAATACGTGGAGAAGAAGATAAAAAATACATATTAGGTATTGACCCATCATTTTCCAATAGCCCGAGTTCTGACTTCTTTGCTATGGCCGTTATGGAATTAGATGAAGAAAATCCATACAACTCAACCTTGGTTCATAACTACGCTGTGCCGGGTGCAGACCTCAAAGACCATATTGCCTACATGGATTATGTAACCGACGCGTTTGATTTAGAGATGATTATAATTGATAATGCTGGTTTCCAATTTATCGACGCCTGTAATGAGAACGAGGCGTTCACCAAGAAGCGGATGAAATTCTTCGACTTCGATTCCGATAAAGAAGGCGTAGATTACGAGAAGATGTTGAGGAAGGCTAGGAGGGCATACAACAAACAAGACGGAGTTAAATGTTTTAAACAAGTATTTACTACTAATTTTATTAGAAATGCCAACGAGTATTTACAGGCCTGTATAGATCATAAGAAATTGTGGTTTGCTTCTAGAATATCTCCAGCCCCAGACGCCTTCACTAGAGCCACAAATCAAAAAATTAAATTAAGACTTAAAAAAAAAATAATTAGATACGAACAAGTTCAAAAAATAAATTTTGATAGAATTATTATTAGTCCTGGAATTGATATTTCAAATTGTAAATTATCAAAATTTTTAAAGAAAAATTTTAAAAAAATTCATACCG